AATACGTCCCGTAGATTTACGCTTAGAAGGCTTGCGACCTTCCGCATCATCCTTGACGATGATAGTATTATATACACACATGTTCATAACCGGATTGTCGCCGTGAACCAACTGCTCATTGAGAAGCAGCTGCTCCAGGAAACGCAGAGCGGGCGACATCGACTTGACCCCTTGGCCAAAGTCTACAAACTTATCTTCAATTTGAGATTGCGTCATTCCAGCAGTCACCAACCACGGCATCAAATGCGGCATGTTCCAACGGTCAAAACCAATCTTCTGCACATTGAGCCGTGTACAAAGACCTACCAGATATCGCGCAACACCTTCATAAGTCACAGTCTTGCCCGGCACAGTTTGCAAATAACCGGAACGTTGCCACATATCGTAAGGCACACGATCAGCTATCGACTTTTCCCGCAGCCCTTCCTCCGGCAACCAGAAAGTCGGATGCACGTGCCATTCGTCGCGAACGTTGCCGATCAATACCAGCGCGGTCAAATCCTGTGCTGCCGATAGGTCCAATCCACCATAGACCGGAACGCCCTCTAATGGTGCCAGCTCACCAACACAGTTCTTCCAGACCTGCGGCATGATGAACGGTGAGTTCACCTGCACACGCTGATTGAGGATGAGGTTGCGGTATTCTGCTTCCCGCGCCGGCATACGCCGCGCGTCTGCCGCCATCGACATCACCTCCTTGGAAGATAAAAATATGCCCAATGCAGGATTAGCGCTCCTAATACTCTCTTCATCAAATGGATTGCCTTCTATCGGAGCGGAATACAAGCTGACGACAGTGTGTGGATCGTGACCAGCTAAAGCATCATCAATCAAGATCGAAAGCAAATCATTATCAGTAGGCGCTTGCGTAGAGATGATGATACTAAGCGGATTGGCCTGCGCCCCAGTCGCAGTCTCCAATGCTTCGTATAACGTAGAGCGCGGACCGCGCACCTGCCCAAGCTCATCGTGAATCACAAGCGCAGGGCTCAGTCCAAATGCAGTTGTAGCTTCCGCGCTCAGCGCCCGGTATTTAATGCCAAGGTCAATACAAACCAGCTCCTTGGCACTATCCTTTACAATAACAGCGGACGCAAGATCGCCATTCATACGCACCATCTTGGCCGCCAGATTGAAAAGGATTGCAGCTTGTTCACGACTTTGCGCCGCACTAAAGATCTGCGAGTTAGGATGATGCTTCGCTATCGGCCCGCAAAGATGAACTAACGTCAAACAACTCGCCAGAGTGGTCTTACCGTTCTTTCTCCCAAAGCTCAGTATTGCGCGACGGGTTCCGTGGGGATTATTGTAAATGTTATAGATCTCTTGCCGCTGCCATGGCTGCAATACGATTGGCTTACCGACAAATTGCCCTTCTGGAATAATGCACTTGCGCTCAATCCAACCACAAATCTCTCCACCCAGGCCACCTGAAGATGTAACTTCACGCGCCACTGGCGGCACATAAGCCATAGTTGTCGTCGTAACTGGCTCCTCCGGCCGCGGATACTTGCGTGGTCGCCCAATCTTTGCCTTTGGCGCATTGGGATCCGGCAAAGGATACTTGCGCGGTCGCCCTGGGCCACGCTTAGGTCGTTCACCAACCTCCTTTGCCCACTGCTCCAGCAACGGCGTCCGCAATGGAACGTACGTTGGTGGCGGGTTCCGATTAGGCGGGCCAGTCACGATCTCAGGTCTCCCATGGGCGAGCGCGCAGTTGCTTCTTAGTCTCGGCTGTTTGAGGAGAGTTTCGCGCCAGTGGCGTTAGACGCAATCTATGGCTCAACGCGCTAACCTGCTGCGTAGCCTTGACGTACATCCTCTGCATCTCATTGTATCGCGCAACATAGGCGTCGCTTTCCTCAAACCGCTTCCAGTCAATGTTGCGCATACACTCTTCCAAACGCTCCGCGGTGGCGCTGTGCGAAACGAGCCTGCGCAACATCGGCTGTGTACTAGATAGGAACCAGTGCGGAGGCATAGCTGACACAATCTCCCTCCACAGCTCCTTCTCGCGCTTGTTCAACTCATTAGGCGGATCTGGCCGCGCAGTCTCAGGCGACAGCGGCACTACCTGCAACGTCGTCTTCTCATTGAAAGATTTGCCTGTCATAGCTTCACCTCTTCATGCAACAGCGGCTGTATCAACAACAAAAGTAATCAAACGGTCCTCATCCTGCGGCACTGGATTATTACGCGCGCCAGAACGCACCTTGAAATAGGTCACTGGCGACCAAATCGGATCTATTCGCACTGATGTGCCCGCGACAACATTGTATGTCAACTCACGCCCATTAGCATCAAACAGATCGTTAAATGTATCATCATTTCCACTCGGAGATACCTGAAAGGTAAGCGTCGCAGAGTTCCAATCCTTTGGCATATGCAAAAAGACTGGCGCACCGCTACTAGCGTTCACCACGCCAGAAAGCGATTGGCCCGCGAGAATAGTTGTAGATATAAGAACAAAACGTACTGCCATTTCATCCTCTCACTTGATGGGTGTCCACCGTGGCCACACTGTCAGAACGCGGGGGGCTGGGAACGCTCGACAGGTGGCCGCGGCAGACGTTCAATCGGCGATTGCGGCACCACCGATTGTCTCGCTGTTGTCTCGGCGAGCCGAGAAGCTAACGACTTGTATTTGACTCGTGATATAGCAAAACCCTACAGTTTTCAGATTGACAATCTGAGTTAAATAAGTCAGATAGGTCTTCATCTCATGAGGTTGTGGCACCGGTCACCGAGCCAGCGTACTCATCTTGTGGTGTATTCTGTGTATTCAAGGAAAGGGTTGCATAATTTATACCTTGATCTGTCTGTGCGCTCACGATCACATACGGCAAATTCGCCATGTTATCAGCTGCGTTAATCACACCTGCAACGTTAGACAAGATGATAACCTGCTGCCCTGTTATCCAATATGGAATAGCAGCAATCGCATCTGCTCCAACATTGCCGGACACACCTACAGACGTGATGGTGCGGGTCCCCGCGGTCTTTGCATCAATGGCTTGCTTTGTCCATGTTGGATATATGGTGCTCCCTGACACGGCCCAACCGAATGTATAAATAGACAGCGTAAAGGCGGCATCCGCGCCATTATACGGCGTGACCACGTTGACCGTCATGGACAGCAGCTTACCAGTCAAAAATACCTTGGCATCCAATGTCGTTACGCTGACCAACCCAAAGAAAGCGCGCTTGAAATACGAAAACATCGGAATATCCGGCGGTGCGCCCGCTTGGTCCGCAAACCACCTGCCACCCGTACAGTTGAGGGTCGTCACGCGCGCGCACGGATGCGGCAGAAACAGCACGGTTGCAGGGCTGAGAGAAGCAGTAAGGGTCGTGCTTGCAAACGATACCGAATTACTAAGCGTATAATTTCCCAGGTTGCTGCTCGTATTCGGAATACCAAGATCACTGATGATTGTTGTGCCCGCTGGCAGCGTACCACCAGTGACAAGCATTCCCTTCAACAGGCAGGCCCCCGCAGGAGAGAGGGCCGTGACATTCATCACACCCGAAGCCACTGACGCCGTGATGGTCACGCTTGCATTCGGGAAAATCCGAAGCGTCGTATCAATAAGAAAATCATGGCCTACATTCGTGCGAACATCCAGCACGGTAAATACCATGATAGGTCCCGCACTCAGGCCCATACCAATAAGCAATCCGTTAGTAGTAACACTGCCATCGGTGGTAACAAGCACTTTCGCCCCCGGAACAGCAAAGGGAGCTGGGCAGATATCCGGCGGGGTTGCCCCCTGCCACGTTCCAAATAGCGTGGTAGTTCCCGCTGCAATCTTAATTGTCCCATTCGTAAATGTTGTTTGACTTTGCGGCAGAGCCTCACCCTGACCATCCTGCATCTGCAAGGATTGAATATCGCAGTTCTCAAGCAGCATCCGTTCAGTCCCGCCATACACCGAGCCAACCTGAAGAGCGCCTGCTATCTGACTATCTCTGATCGTCAGGTCCTTTGCTGTACCGCCAAAGCCCGAATTTCCACCCATGAAACGACAACGATCAACCACATACTTGTTTATGGAAGAACTTTGATTGAACAGATAACTGGTCTCATCAAACGAGCAATTGATGTATTCAATGGTATCAATCATCTTGTCCACTTCTGGGACAAAGTTATAGAACTTGCAATTCTCCATTATGAACTTTCTTATCAAGACCGGTGTAGGTCCAGTCTTGATAAGAAAGTTCATAATGGAGA